AGTCGCAACAGTGACTAAGACGCTCGCTGAGAAGGTTGATTCTTATCTGAACTACGTTGTTCAGACCTGGATGGAAGAAAACAAGGTTGCAATCGAATCAGGACTGCGCACCGAGATTGCTGAAAACTTCATTGGCGCGTTGAAGAACGTGTTCAAGGAGTCTTACATCGAGGTACCTGAAGGCAAGGAAAACCTGGTTGATACACTCAACAAGGAAGTTTCCAAGCTCGAGGAACAGCTTCTGAAAGCTACCGAGGCTAACATCAAGCTCAATGAATCCGTCAGCAAGCTACAGCGCGCGCAAGTGATTGCTGAAGCTTCCAAGGATCTTGCTTCGACAGAAGCCGTCAAGTTCAATTCGCTTGTTGAGAATGTTGAATTCGATACATCTGAAGCTTTTGCAAAGAAGATTCAGACTATCAAGGAAACATACTTCCGCAAGACTGTTACAAAACAAACCCCACAAACCGCAGTAGAGACACCGCTCAATGAGTCGACTGAAGATCTCAGCCCGCTCATGGCAGCAGCCTCCGCAGCAATTTCGCGCACAGTGAAGTCTGCATAAGACTTTAGCGCACAAACACACACGTTAGGAGTTAATTACTAAAATGTTCAATTCAGAAAACCTACAGAAGAAGTGGGCACCAATCCTTGAGCACAAGGATCTGCCTTCCATCAAGGATAACTACCGCAAGGCAGTTACCGCCGTCATCCTCGAGCAGCAAGAAAAGGCCCTCCGTGAGGAGCGCGCTCAATCAAGCTTCCAGGCCATCACCGAGACCGCAGCTAACGCTACGACCGGTGGCACAGGCAACCTGGCTAACTGGGATCCAATCCTCATCAGCCTCGTTCGTCGCTCGATGCCAAACCTGATCGCTTATGATATCGCTGGCGTTCAGCCAATGAGCGGCCCAACCGGTCTGATCTTCGCTATGAAGAGCAGATATGATTCACAGGGCGGCACAGAAGCTCTCTTCAACGAAGCTGATACCGATTTCTCCGGCACAGGCACGCACGGTGGTGACTCGTCATCATTCGACAGCACAACGGTTGGTCGCGCAATGGCCACCAACGTTGCTGAAGGTCTGGGTTCTGGTTCATCCGGTGCTGGATCATTCAATCAGATGGCATTCTCGATTGAGAAGGCAACTGTGACAGCAAAGTCACGCGCCCTCAAGGCAGAATACACAATGGAACTCGCTCAGGACCTCAAGGCCGTTCACGGTCTCGATGCTGAGTCCGAGCTCGCCAACATCCTGTCGGCTGAAATCCTCGCTGAAATCAACCGTGAGGTTATCCGCACAATCAATGTTAAGGCTATCCTCGGTGCTTCAAGCGCAAACATCACAACTCCTGGAACATTCTCTCTGAGAACCGATTCCGATGGACGTTGGAACGTTGAGCGTTTCAAGGGTCTGCTTGTTCAGATCGAGCGCGAAGCCAATGCAATCGCCAAGGCAACACGCCGTGGCAAGGGTAACTTCATCCTCTGCTCATCCGACGTTGCAACCGCACTCGCCGCTGCCGGCGTGCTGGATTATGCTCCTGCCCTGAGCACGAACCTCGAGGTTGACGACACTGGCAACACCTTCGCTGGTGTTCTCAATGGCCGCACCAAGGTTTACATCGATCCATATTCTTCAACCTATGACTACGTCACGGTTGGATATCGTGGAACAAACCCATACGATGCTGGACTCTTCTACGCTCCATATGTCCCACTGACAATGGTCCGCGCAGTTGGTCAATCCGACTTCCAGCCACGTATCGGATTCAAGACACGCTACGGCATGGTTGCTAACCCATTCGCTGAAGCCACTGTCTCCGCTGCACAGTCAGACGGCGGTCTCGGAACTAACCGTGCCAACCGTTACTTCCGTATCTTCAAGGTCACCGACCTTCTCGAATCAGGCGTTGCCTAATACCTGATTAGCTGATACTATAAAGGAAGGCCTCCGAAAGGGGGCCTTCTTTTTTGCCCATAAATAATGATATGAACAATCTCACGCTAAATAAAAATCTATTGTCTCCCAATGGATTTAGACTGACAATTGATTCTACTCGATTCGCTAACACTGAGTACTTTTGCATTTCATCTCCAATTCCGTCGGTTTCTGCTTCTGAAGCAAATTCACCATTCCGAAATAAGCAGAATTCTTATCCTGGTGAAAAGGTGATTTATTCTCCTCTCGATATTCGCTACATGGTCACAGAGAATATGGAGAACTATGTTGAGTTGTTCAATTGGATGGTGGACAATGCAAACGAAAGTACGTTGAGCACGTGCGATATTACTCTGCATATTCTTACCAGCAGCAATAACGTGATTCGCCAGATTCGATTTGTAGAAGCATTTCCTGTTTCTATCGGAGCAATTGATTTTCA